TTGAGACAACGACTTTGAAAATGCCTAATGGATCTGCCGCAACCGATTGGATTTTCAGAACCCATGCTGAGGGAAGTTGGCCTACATATCCAACGGTCTCAAGTATTTACAACTTTGAGATTCGCCATCTCACGATCGATGGAAATAAATCTAATCAGGTAGGCGCAAATGGTGGTATTCGTATTTATGCTGAAGGATTTGTTCTATTCGATATCCGAGTTAGAAAATGTAAAGGATATGGTATTCGAACTCATGGTGGTAATCGTGATTACGAAGGCGCATATCCTAATTCGGATGCTCTCGAAGCATTTTTCGGTTTCGTAAAGAGTCACTCTAACGAAAGCGATAACTTCTATATCGAAGGACCGCATGATTCCCAGCTTGTTGGTTGTGTAGCATTTGGTATGAGCACAACAGCAGCGGCGTCTCATGTTGGTTTTCGACTCGGACCGAATTCTATGGGCACACATCTCGATCAGTGTCATAGTTGGGGGCTGAGTCAAGATTATGCTGCAGTTTTAGGATCTCCAGGAATTCAATGTACGGCCTGTCAGTTTGAAGGAGCATCTATTGCTCAAGTATTGATTGAGAACGGAGCTAACACTTGTGCTCTTATTGGTTGTAGAATTTATAATATGGGGTCTACAGGAAAAGGTGTTCTAATCGGAACATCAGCTTCTGGCGTTTCGGGAACAATTATGGTTGGCACATATTTCGAAGGTTTCCGAAATGACGGTGCGTCCAATGTATATCCTGCAATCGACTTTACCAATGATGGTGGTGCCGGGTTCTACGAGGCTTTGATTTACATGGCAAATGCTGAAACGCCATATACAGGTACTCCAGCCCCCGGAACTTCATATGCTAATATCAACGTTACAGGTTCTGGATTTGGCAGTTATACTAAAATCCAGAATGGTAAAGTATTAATTGATAAGTGGAATTTGACAAGTGATGGCGGATCGGCTTTACAGATCAACGCTAATGATTCTTGGCTACATCGAACAACACTTCGTAACTCCCATTCTACCGGTCGTTCTTGGCAGCACAATGTTGGTGGTGGATCTCACACTCAACCATATTCTTATCGTCTTCGTGATGACACCGGTGGAAACGATCGAATGGTTATTCTTACAGACGGCAAAGTAGGACTCTCGATCGACAATCCACATTCTGCTCTACAGGTTGCGGGCGCGGTTGCAACGGCTTTCTCAGCAAAGACCGGAGCATACACGATGACTGCGACTGATAGTGTGATCACTTGTGCTGCGGGAACATACACAATTTCACTACCCACTGCTGTAGGTATTGCTGGTAGAGAGTATGTTATTAAGAGAATAGGAGCTACCGGCACAATTACTATTGACCCAGCTGGAACAGAGACAATTGACGGGTCCACTACAAAAACTCTTACCTCTCAGAATGAAGTTATAAGAATTGTGTCCGATGGAGCTAACTGGATTTCGGTCTACAAGGGTGTCCCAGCAGCATAATGAGGAGGCCCGAGTGACAGAAGGTCAATATCAAACACAGATAATCAAAAAACTTAAAGATAGATTTCCTGGATGCGACGTTTTAAAAATGGACGCATCCTACAAGCAGGGATTTCCAGACCTCCTTCTTCTTCACGGGAGAAATTGGGCTTCTTTGGAAGTCAAGACTTCTCCATCAGCAAACATTCAACCTAATCAAGATTATTATATTGAGAGATTGAGTAAGATGTCATTTGCTGCGTATATCCATCCCGAAAACGAAGAGGAGGTTTTGGATGCGCTTCAACAGGCATTTGAATCTCCGAGGCGAGCACGCGTTTCTTAGTCCGAGTCAGTATCATTGGATTCACTATACACCCGACAGACTACTCCAGAAGTGGACTTCGGCTCAGGCCGGAGCTTATGGAACTGCGCAGCATGAGTATGCGCAAAGAGAGATCCAGGAAGGACGGCTTTCCGATCTTGTAGGAACTGTTGGTTTGTATATTAATGATGCGATTCGATATAGGATGACTACTGAGCAAGTATTGTATTATTCCGAAAATTGCTTTGGTACTGCTGACGCAATTTCATTTCGATATAATACGCTTCGAATTCACGATTTAAAGACTGGTGTAATTCCTGGATCAGTACATCAACTTGAAGTTTACGCAGCATTGTTTTGTCTTGAATATGATAAAAATCCATTCGATATTAATATAGAACTTCGTATTTATCAAGATAATGAAGTTGTAGTTTATGATGCCGATCCAGAAGATATTAAGTTTATTATGGAAAAGATTCAAGAATTTGATAGAGTACTTACTCACCGAAAAATGGAGGAGGAGTCGTGATTGATCTTTACGATGAGAATTCATTTGCGCATTACGGCACTCCTCGACATTCTGGTCGCTATCCTTGGGGATCCGGTGGTGAAGAAACTACTCGCAACAGGGATTATCTTCAGTCAGTTAAAAAACTTAAGAAAGATGGTATGACTGAAGCACAGATTGCCGCAGGCCAAGGTATTTCTGTGAAAGAGCTTCGAGCACGCGTCTCTATTAGTAGTGCTCAGGTGAGGCAAAGTAATATTCTTACAGCTCAACGCCATTCGGAAAACGGTTGGTCAAATTCAGAAATTGGTCGAAGAATGGGCGTTAATGAATCTACGGTTAGATCTTGGCTTGCTCCTGGGGCTAAGGATAAAGCTGATGCTCTTCAGAGTACAGCGAAAATGCTCAAAGACGAAGTTGCGCAAAAAGGTTATATCGATGTTGGAAAAGGAGTTGAACATCAACTCGGTATTACTAAGACTCGTCTAGAAACTTCTCTTGCTGTTCTGAAAGAAGAAGGATACCCGGTTCATACTATCAAGATTGCACAGGTTAATATTCCTGGGCAATTCACGACAATGCAAGTGTTGGCTAAACCGGGTACTTCCCTAGCAGAAGTCAATGCTAATCGTAGTTCGATTAAACAAATCGTGGCGCGCTCTGACGATTATGGTCGAAGCTATCAAGTTACCAAACCACCTTTGTCTATTAGTTCGAGACGAGTGGACGTGGTTTACGGTAAAGAGGGTGCCAAAGCTGATGGTATGATTTATGTTCGTCCTGGAGTGCCTGATGTTCAAATCGGGAATAAACGATACGCTCAGGTTCGCATTGCGGTCGACGGAACACATTACATAAAAGGTATGGCTGTTTACAAAGATGATCTACCACCTGGTAAAGATCTTGTCTTTAACACTAAGCAGCCTGATACTGGTCGTAAGAAAGATGCAATGAAAAAGTTGGAAGATGATCCTGATCTTCCATTTGGCTCGATTGTTCGTCAAACTCACGACTCAAAAGGTAATGTTACATCTGTGATGAATTTGGTAGGAAGTCCTACCAAACCTGGATCAGGAGAAGAAGGTCAATGGGATACCTGGTCTAGGAATCTTTCATCTCAGTTCTTGTCTAAACAAAAGCCTGAGCTGGCGAAACAACAACTCGATCTCACTTTCGAAAGACGAAAGCGAGAACTGGACGAAATCAATCATCTCACAAACCCTCTTGTTAAGAAGAATCTTCTTAACAAGTTCGCCGACCAAACGGATGCAGCAGCAGTCCATCTCAAGTCCGCCGCTTTGCCTCGACAAGCAACAAAGGTTCTGATTCCAGTTCCTTCTATGAAGCCGTCTGAAGTCTACGCTCCTACTTTTAGAGATGGAGAGAATGTAGTACTTATTCGGTATCCTCATGGTGGAACGTTTGAGATTCCAGAATTGAAAGTTAACAATCGTAATCGTCAAGCTATAAAGGTGTTGGGGAAAAGACCAGAGGATGCGATCGGTATCCACCACAAAGTAGCAGAACGTTTGTCCGGTGCGGATTTCGATGGCGATACAGTACTCGTTATTCCTAATAGAGGGAAAAAGGTTCAGAGCACTCCCGCTCTAGAAGGTTTAAAGGGCTTCGATCCTATGGTTTATAAACTACCCAAAGATTCTCCAATTCCACGCATGACAAGTGCGAGGAAACAATCGGAGATGGGTAGAGTCTCCAATCTCATTACCGATATGACTCTCAAAGGTGCGAATACAGACGAGCTAGCTAGAGCCATTAAACATTCAATGGTTGTTATTGACGGAGAGAAGCATAACCTCGACTTCCGTCAATCTGAAAAAGATCATGGTATTCTCGCTTTGAAAGAGAAGTATCAGGGTGGAAAGCAAGCAGGAGCTCAGACTCTAATCAGTCGAAAGAAGTCTCCCGTCTATCTTCCTGAAAGAAAGCCACGCTCTATGAGTAGAGGTGGACCAGTAGATCCAGTAACCGGCAAGAAGGTATTCGAACCTACTGGTCGTATGATCCCTGAACGCAGAACCAAGGTTGTAACCGATGCTAAGGGAAACAAGGTTAGGATAAAAGAATCTACTGGACGCATGGTTCCTAGAACACAGCGACATGAAAGATTAGCTGTAGTTGACGATGCGTTCCAAGCTATTCCACCTACTCATACTCCTACGGCTATGGAGATTATCTATGCCGGACATTCTAATAGATTGAAAGGCATGGCTAATGAAGCAAGGAAGACTGCACTTCCTCTTAAAGGTAACCCGCAATCCAAGTCAGCTAAGAAGCATTACGCTAAAGAGATTAAGTCTTTGGATGCAAAGATCAGCGAGGCAGAAAGGAATGCCCCCTACGAAAGACATGCCCACCTTCTAGCTAATATTAACGTATCCCATAGACGTCAGCACAATCCTAACATCGAGCCTTCTGAATACAAGAAGATTAAACAACAAGAACTAGACAACGCAAGGAATAGAACAGGCGCAAACAAACATAAGATCAAGCTCACACAAAGCGAATGGGATGCTATTCAAGCAGGTGCAATTAGTAATCATAAGCTAAGTAAGATACTTAATCACACTGACATGGACACCGTTAAAGTTCTTGCTATGCCTAAACATAAACCTAAGTTGACGAGTACTATGTTGCGTCGAGCTAAGGGCATGGCAGCAAGAGGGTATACGCAAGCTGAGATAGCAGATGCACTTGGCATTGGCTTGACCACATTGAAGGTTGGGTTAAGCGAATGAGGTGAACATGACAGTTACCGAATACATGTTAACAACAGTAGACAATCCGTTCGATCCATTCACTAGGTTCGATGAGTGGTTTGCTTATGATGAAAGTATGGGATACTGCACCTCCTCCTTCCTAGACAGGGTGGCTAAGGTATCAGATGAATTGTCTGAGCCAGATGCGGCTCTTGCTATTCAGAATGCAATTGACGAGATTGTCCAAGAGAATGTGTCAGGAATGTGGAGAAAGGTTTCACGAGGATCTAATTTAATTCCAGATCCTGATGAAGTAATACCTTCTGAGAAAGGTTAATTAGTATGGGCACTCAAACGTTCGATCCTAAGCATCCTGAGAAAGGTTGGTATCCGGCCGAGCCTATACCTGAGCCAAAGATTTGGAAGTTTTGGCGTTTCTTACGTTTGATGAAATAATAGTTAATAAAAAATCTAGGGACCCGACATAGGGGGGAGGGGGTCTCAAAAAATACGCCCCCCCTAGCAT